AGGGGCGCTTGCTGCTCCTTTCTTTGCTCCTGGTTTGTTCTACGGGGCTACGAGTCTTGTACGAAACGGGCCAACGGCGAGGGCTTTAAGGGGGTTAGAACCAGTCAGGGTCTGGGGAGCGGAATCCTTAGATAACTTTCAGGTGGCCCGAGGCAAGAGAAACCCACAAGAGGGCGCACGGGCAATTCAAGGGAGAGACAGACTTGCTAAACAGTTCACAGACGCAGCCAAAACGGAGCAGGGGAGAGAATATCTCAACCGAACACAGCAAATAGAAGATACGATGAATGCCTCCGTAACCGAAGAAACAGCGGGACTCTATGGGGGAGGCGGCACTCTCCGATTCACTCCTGGCGAACGCTTAATGGATGAGCAGTTTCTTACCTCCCAAGCGAGGATAGAAAACGCGGACCTTGTTCCGCGAGAATGGTCTGCGGCTAATACTAAGCGCAAGAACGACAATCTCAAAGTTATACGGGCGTTTTCCGAGGATAAACTTACGGGTAGCCCAGTAGATGATGGTCCAGCATACATTTATAATCGTGCTAATGGCGAGTACACCCCTCAGATTGGTAGAATAGATGTGGAAACAGGACAGATAACCAATCGTCTTAACTTGATTGCAAATGCAAACGACGGAGATTACCCGCAGCTACCATCCCGTGCTGATTCCGGAAGCCAAACTCGCCGACTCATAGCTGAAACGATGGCTAAACAAAAAGATGAGGCGGATAAGTTAGCTACTACATTAAAAATAAATGATGATCTAATCGTGGGTAACGCCGAAGCTGTGACTAGTGCTAGAACGGGTGTATTAGATATTCTCCCCGCAGGACAGAAGGATTCTTTGTCCTACGCTGGTGCGCCAAGATTGGTGAAACGCTTTTTAGATTGGTCTAAGAATCCTGACAAGCAGCTCAGTTTTAAGGACTACAAAACCTTCCGTGATCAAGTGGGTTCAGACCTTGGTTCTGCTATTGAAAAGGGCACAGCAGATATCGTTCCTTTGGCAAAACTGTCAAGGGTTTTTGGCGAGATAGGCGAAAGTTACGGAGAGAGAAACACGAACTTCGAAAAATTCCGTAAGTGGTACGACGTCAACTACATCGAACCCTTTGGAAACGGTGCTGTTGTAGCCGTCACCACTAAGGCGGCAGGAAGCACCGCTGGCCGAATAGAATATGTGATTCCTGGAGAAGGCGTAGCGGGCGCTTTTTTAAAAAACACAGACTCGGCTAAAGCGTTTATGAATATATTTCAAAACAATCAAGCTCAACTGAATAGCATGAGGGCTGCTGTTAGCGACGAAATTCGGGCAGCGGCGTATTCCCCCTCCGAAGCGAGCCTAACGCAAGGCACAATTTCACCTGAAAAAGTGAACACCTACCTGAACAACAACAGAGAGGTTCTTGGTATTCTGAAGACAACACCAGAAGGGCCTTCTTTGCTTGATGAGTTCAGTGACTCTAGTAAGTTAATCCAAACTTTATTAACCCGAAACAGCGTTCTTTCTAACCGAAGAAAAGCTATTACGTCGAGCGAAGTTTATAAAAGGATCGCTTCAATCGAGTTAAAGGGCAACCCAGAACAGATATTAGACGACGCCTTAACCCAACCCTACTTGATGAGAGATTTAAGAAGGATCATGGGGGGTGGTGATCGTACCCCCGGACCACTTAATAGGGAAGAGGCGGAGCTACCGAAAGCATTCCGCGCTGCTGTGATGGAACGGATGTTCTTAAAAGCTGGTGTGAAAGATATAGAGGAAAACCCCGTTAAGTTCAAACGCTTCTTAGAGCAAAACTTTCGCGTTCTAAAGGAAGCGTTTGATGTCTCGCACATAGAAGATATGTTCTTGGTCGCAGATGCGTTTGAACGTACTTTGGCTACCTCCTTAACACCGGCTATAGGGGTGGAAGGTCCAGCCAGCATCCCACGATTTATCCAATCGATGTCAGGATCTACCCCCACCAGTATCTCAACTCGTGGTATTGCACTTGCGGAAAATCGTGTGGGGTTGCCATCTACTTCAATCTGGCTCGCCGGAAGAGCGGTTTCTCAACAATCTTCTAACCGAGCAGACGCCCTGTTTCGAGCAATGATGTTTGATCCTGATCTAGCAAAAATCCTTGCCACTCCTCTCCCTGAAGGGGGGGTTCCTTCAGGCCCAATTAGACGGAGGTTAAACGCTTGGCTGTTCCTTAATGGGGTAGGCTACGGGGACACCCCACGGGAGTCTGAGCTGGAGGGGGAGGACCGCTATCAAGACGTGATTCTTTCCCCTGGAAACCAGGATGCTCCTGCTGCGAATGCTCCTGGAAACGAGGCTCCCCCTACTCCTGCTGCTCCGGCTCCTGCTGCTCCGGCTCCTGCTGCTCCGCCTCCTGCTGCTCCGCCTCCGGCTCCGGCTCCGGCTCCAGCTCCAGCTCCAGCTCCCGCTCCAGCCAACTATCAAGGTGGTGCAACTATGCAAAAAATGATCCAGCAGGGTGGTGCTCCTGGCTCTCGTATACCCCCCTCTGCATCGCAGCTATTTCCTTACGACCCCACTACCGAAGCTATCCAGCAACGGCAGCAACGTCTGCAAGGAAGAGGTCAGCCACAACAAGGTATTATGTCGCTACAATGATAAGGACTTGGACAGACGACCAAATCGTAAAGCTGCACTCGATGTGGCTGTCCGGTTGCACCGCCAGAACAATAGGTCGCTCTCTTGGGTACTCGCGAAACGCAGTGATAGGCCGTCTGCACCGAGACGGCATCAAAAGACCAGCGGGCTTTAAACCGGAGCCGCAAACGAAAACGCTTCTATTGCTGAACAAGGGAGAGTGCCATTACCCCGTGAACTTCGCAAAAGAGAATGAGCCACACCTTTTTTGTGCTAAGGTTATATCATCGGACAGCCCTTATTGTCTAAAGCACCACCGAGTCGTTTATAGACTTCCTAAGAAACCGGAAGGTGTGGCGCATTTTGGCTAAACGGGAAGCCCCTATACGACGGACGACTACAGGTAAGGGCGCGTTGGCGAAGAAAATAGCGCAAGCGGACGAGATGTGTAGAGCTGCCTATCTCAGAGAAGCCGCTGACAAGTCCAACACTTTGAAATATAACGCCTCGCTGGCCCGCGCTAAGAAAGGCAGTGTCGCGCTGCTTTTGCACAATCGGGCACGGGGTATGTCGGAAGCTGGCTTAATCCGGGTTTGGGGTCGCGACTTGGTTTCAGCCACGAGCTATCTACTTTAACTTGATCCCAAATAAAATTCAGAGATCTATCTGTTGGAACATGTGCTTATAAAGTACGCCTTTTAAATAATCCACTCTTTGTACCCTTCCGCAAGCACACGGCTACTGATGTCAATCTTGTCCCGCAAAGCCTGAAGCACACGCTCATCTACGGTGTTCTCAGCCAAGAGATCTATGTAGGTGACCTTATTAGTCTGCCCTATTCTATGAGCACGATCTTCGGACTGTAGGCGGACTTCCAGGTCATATCCATTGCTATAGTATATAACGGTATGCGCCTCTGTCAGAGTAAGGCCGTAGCCTCCTGTACGGGGCTGTCCTACAAAAAAGCGCAAAGGGCTTTTGGGGTCTTGGAACCGTTCTACGATAAGCTGTCTCTCTTCTCCCGGAGTTCCCCCATAGAACAATTCCGAACTGTTTTCACCGTACACCTTCGTTAGCTCATCATAAATGATGTGCAGGTCGTGGGTGAAATTACCCCATATAATCACTTTGCCGTCTATTTCTTCTAACGCAGCCATAAGTTCATTGAGCTTGTTGCTAGGGACATTGATTATTCGCCCATCTTCTAGTTTGGCAAACCCAGAGCAAACTTGCTGCAACCGCAAGATCTGAGTCAATACAGTGGGTGCCGAAACCAGACCTTCCCCCTCAATAATGGCGAGGGCCGTGCGCTTCATTTGGTCGTAAAGTTTGCGTTGCTCAGGGGTAAGCTCTACTGTTCGGCGAGTGTACACTTTATCAGGTAGGTCTAGGCAGTCTTCTTTCCGAACCCGAAAGCTAAAGGGCTCAATTAACCCGTTAAGGTCATCTAAGTTCTGATATCCAACAATCTGGTTAAATGAGTGTGCGCCCATCGTTCGGCGAACCATTTTAGCGTAGCGATTTTGGAAGGTCCAGAAGCTCGCTTGGCCTAACGCCTGATGCTTTAGAAACTCACATTGCGTAAACAAGTCAAGGGGAGATTTGGTAACAGGCGATCCTGTAAGTATCCTGCGATAGGGTGCTTGCTTCCCTAGTCTAATAAGGTTCTTGGTGCGTCGTGCGCCTTTAGTCTTAATGGTGGTGCTCTCATCAACTGCCAGCATTGTGCGGTGGGCGAGCATGAATTTATCGGCAGCTTCCACCCCCCGTTTGGTACTGAGCGCCTCTACATTCATAAGGAAAATCTGCAGATCATCCGTGTCTTCTACCAGCGTTTGCAGCTCTTTCTTCTTTTTTCGTGTCTGAGAGGGGGACCATGTAACAATATTCGCTTTTATATGATCAGGTAAATGTGCCGGAAGTTCTTTGCGCTCCCAGTTATGGTAAACACTTTTTGGTGCGATAATAAGTGCGCTGTCGATTTCGCCTTTGTCGTACAAGATGGCGAGGTTGTCTATTAGGACTTTGCTCTTTCCTGTCCCCATATCCATGAAGAGTGCGAAGTAGGGTTTGTCCCAAGACATTTCCAGTGCTTTGAGTTGGTGCGCGTATGGTTTGAGTTTAAATGGGTATTCCATAGGCCCTCTTTCTATATGGCTAAATACATTTTAATTGGGTGCTGCTTTCGTGACAAGCATCCTTTTATCTAGCCACTTTACTATATAGGGGTAAAGCATGGAGCAGAAGTAACTTTCTTTTTAATTTTTTCCGATATACAATATATACTATCTTCCACTTTCGTGTACGCGCGACAAAAAAAGATAATTATTGAATGGTCTTTCCTTGGCACTTGCCCCCTAATAAGCAAAGTTACAGTATAGTGGATTGCCCCAGAACACTCAGGAGTACTTTGGAGTAAAAAAGACTACTCATTACTCCGCTATATGTTATAACCAAAAAGTACCAACCATGTGGAGAAAGACATGACTGTTTTTATAACCCAACAATTACTAGGACGTGACCTTACCGATGCCACCAGCTTTGGCGATCTTGAGGTACTTCTTCTTGCAGACGAACAAACCAGTTCACCGACACAGCACACCATCAGCCACTTTGCACATAAGCTATCCGCGTTCACCGACGAAGACTACCTACTGTTGGCGGGTGACCCTGCTGCGATTGCTGTAGCTGCGGCAATCGCTTCGCTTCACAACGAAGGTCGATTCAGCCTTCTTAAATGGGATAGGCAGAAGGGCCAATACCTTGTTCTAAAGGTAGATCTTAACTCAGGAGACAACGATGACTGACTTTGAAGAAGCCGCCGCAGAGCTACGCTTGGTGGACGAATCAGGCCTCAGCCAAGTGAGCAAACTCGCACAAATGCAGCTTACTCTCGAACAACGTCTGGTAGACCTCGAAGAAGAGTTAAAGCAGGCCAAGCGCGATTGGCGCAGCATAGCTGAAGATCAGTTGCCTGCTGCGATGGCCGAGCATAATATCACAGAGCTAAAATTGGAAGATGGTTCCGCTATCTCTGTTAAAAAGTTCTATAGTGCTTCTATACCCAAGGACAGGGCAGACGAGGCGTTTAGATGGCTTGTGGATAATAATTATGGCGACTTGATAAAGAACCAAGTAGCTACGAACTTTGTCCGTGGGCAAGAAGCAGAGGCAGAAGCCTTTGCGGAAGAGTTAGCTAATAAGGGAATGCCCGTCAACACGCGCAAGTGGGTTGAACCAATGACCTTAAAGGCTTTTGCAAAGGACCAAATAGAGAGAGGATCTAACCTTCCTTTTGACCTGTTTGGTTTATTCATCGGCGAAAAAGCCAAAATCACAACACCAAAGAGGTAAGTTATGTCCCAAGACAAAAAAGTTGCAGTAAAAGAAAATTCTGCCGTAGCTGTGTACGAAGAGTTCGAAGAGTTTGCAGGTGAGGGGTTCAGCGAAGTTACCGCCAAAGACCTTGCTATTCCCTTCATTCGTGTATTGGCACAGTTGAGTCCACAGGTGAACAAGCGTGACGCGGCATATGTTCCTGAGGCTGAAGCAGGGATGATATTTAACACTGTTTTGAACGAGGTTTACAGTGGCGAAGAAGGGGTGCTGGTCATCCCCTGCCACTACAACCGTCGCTTTGTAGAGTGGCAACCACGCGAGAACGGTGGTGGCTATGTTCAGTCTTACGAAGTTACTGACCCCGTTGTGAACACAACCTTCCGTAACGACCAAGGCCACGATACGCTACCGAACGGGAACTACCTATCTAACACTGCACAGTTTTTTGTGCTGATGTTGCACCCCGAACTTGGGGCGCAACGTGCTTTGATTGCAATGAGCAGCACTCAGCTAAAGAAAGCGCGTAAGTGGATGACCCAAGCACAATCTCTACAGGCAAAAGGCAAAAATGGGACATACACAATGCCCCTGATGTCGCAGGTGTACAGACTCACCACCGTTCAAGAGCAGAACGATAAAGGAACGTGGTTTGGTTGGGAAGTTGCGCGTGACCGGGGGCTAGATCTCCTCCAAGCTGATGACAAAGACATGTTTCAAACAGCCCTCGCTTTTGCACAGTCGGTGAAAGCAGGTGAAATCCAAGTAAAGGCGGAAAGCTCTTCTTCCGTTGACCCAGACACGGGCGAAGTCTTAAACGAAAAAGATAACGTCATGTGACAGAACAGAAGCGGGGGCTGATCTCCCCGTGACTGCTGGCGACACCACGCAGCATGCAGCCGTGTGGTGTCGTCTCCTTTTGGCTTCTTAGAGAGCATGTCCTGATGTCCCCCACAATAGAAACAGTAGCACCACTCGCACAAAAATTCTTCGACCTATTTAAGGGTAGCGACATTGCCCATGGAACGTATGTCGTCAAAACCAGCAGAGCGAGGGACGGGAAAAAGCAAGGAACAGCAAAAGTCCTTCGTGAGCAAACAACTGTTGACATGTGGGAGGAGCACCTAAAAGGGGGTACAGGACTTGGGATTATCCCCATCCGTAGTGACAACACTTGTCGGTGGGGTGCGATCGATATTGATAATTATAGCGTAGACCATAAACAAGTCGTTCTCTCTCTACGAGAAAACAAGATCCCCGCCGTGGTGGGGCGCACTAAATCAGGAGGAGCTCATGTATGGGTTTTCATTACCGAGCCAATCGAAGCGGAAGAGATGCAGCGTCGTATGGCCGAGCTCAGCGCCGCATTAGGTTATTCAGGTAGTGAAATCTTTCCCAAACAGATAGCTATTTTGCTTGACCGTGGTGATACAGGCAACTTCTTGAATATGCCTTACCATGCGGGAGGCAAATCGACCCGCTACGCTTATGATGATAAAGGTGAAGGGTTAACCCCTGAAGAGTTTATCACCTATGCCGAGCAGTTTATTATCACCCCTGCCAAGTTCCGCAAGCTCAACATGTCCTTCGGAACAAAGGAGGGTGTGCTAGAAGACGGACCACCCTGCTTGCAGCATCTTTGCAGTAAAGGGTTCAACGAAGGTTCGCGCAACAATGCTCTTTTCAATCTCGGGGTTTATGCCCGTATGTTTGATGAACAAAATTGGGAAGTGCTGGTGCAACGGTATAACATGGATTATTTACTCCCCCCTCTTAGCCACAGTGAGGTAGGGGTAATTATCAGACAGCTTAAAAAGAAAGATTACTTCTACAAGTGTGAAGACCAACCTATTAAGCCCTTCTGTGATAAAGAGGTGTGCAAGACTCGTAAATATGGCGTAGGACCAACGGGTGTGGGCAGTGATATGTCTAGCCTCACCAAAATCGACGGAGACCCACCTATTTGGATACTTAATGTAGATGGGGAACGGGTAGAGCTTTCTACCAATGGTCTGACTAGCCAAGTCCAGTTCCAAAAAGAGTGCGTATCTCAGGTTAACAAATACCCTATCGCTGTTAACCAACGCTCTTGGCAGACACGCATCCAGCTATTATTGGACAACCTGACAATCATCGAAGTGCCCCCAGACGCCACCTACGGAGGAGAGTTTGAAGACCTGCTCCACGCTTTCTGTTGCGAACGAGCAAAGGGCGAAGAGCGCGAGGACGTTTTGCAGGGGGTAGCTGTCTGGACAGAAGAAAGGGTGTACTTCCAAGTAAAAGACTTGAAAAAACATTTGTCTGTGAACGACTTTAACCACTATACTTCCAACAAGATTACCCTGCGGTTACAAGACACCAAAGCAGAAAAAATGTTTTGGAGAGTAAGGGGAAAGGGTGTGCATGTCTGGTCATTACCACAGAGCTTTTTCCTGTCTGACGATGACCCTATGACTTTACCTAATTTACCAGCATCGGAGGGAATAATATGAGTATTGATTTTGAACAGTTTAAAACAGATAATGAAGTTTACTTTTCACAGACCCATGGAGCATGGGTTAGGCAAGGCACTTTAGATGAGTATATTTTTAAAGAGGTACGGTCTGCTTATAAAGATCTACAAATAAAAGAAGGGGATACTGTATTAGACTTGGGTGCTAATATAGGAGCTTTTGCGAAACAAGCAAGTAATAAGGGAGCCAAAGTTTTTTGTTATGAGCCTGAACCAAATAATTTCGTTTTGTTAGAAAAGAACAGCCCTGACTCTTGTAATACTAGAAGTGCAGTTGTGGGCAAGAGTGAGGGTAATGTAAAGTTATACGTTAACTCTAAAAAGAATAAGGGCATTCATATGTTGAGGCCTGTGAATGGCAGAGATAGTATAGAAGTTAGCTCTGTTTCTTTTTCAGATTTGATACAAAAGCATAAACCTAACAAAATAAAAATAGATGTTGAAGGTGCTGAATACAGTTTCTTACCCTTTATTTTCCCTGATTTTGTAGAAAGATTAGTTATGGAAATACATTTTCAGTATGACCCTTCTTGGAGACAAAAAGGTTTTGAAGTTCACCAGAGTATGTTGCAACAAGGGTTTACCCCCCAGAAAGAATTTGTAGATACAGGGAAAAATTGGCACGTTATCGGGGCTTATGTCAGATAATGCAAATCGTGCTTGGTCCCCCAGGAACGGGAAAGACGACTAAGCTGCTCAATCTTGTTGAGCAATACCTTTCTTCAGGAGTCGCACCGGATAGAATTGGTTACTTTGCGTTCACGCGCAGAGCTTCGCAGGAAGCGATTGAAAGGGCATGCACCAAGTTCAATCTTTCTAAAAAAGAACTTCCTTATTTTCGCACCCTGCACAGTCTAGCTTTTCTACAGGCAGGGTTGCACACTTCACAAGTAATGACCTCTGAAAAGTACCAAGAAGTTGCCGATTGGTTAAAGATTGGCAGGTTCTACAGTGGTCCTACTCTTGAAACAGGGCCATACAAGGATTTCGGGTACGGGGATAAGTTTCTCGAAATAATAAACATATCGCGCATAATGAGACAACCGTTACGAAAGGTTTACAACGAAAGCATCGTCCCGTTAAAAACAGACTGGGCACGAGTAGAGTATGTGTCTAGGGGGATAGAGCACTGGAAGCAGAGCTACGGATTACAAGACTACACCGGAATGCTGGAACAGTTTATCCAACAAGACCTCTGCCCACGGCTTGAGATCGTTTTTATTGATGAAGCCCAAGACCTTTCTCCTATTCAATGGGAGATGGTGCATATGCTTGAACGGAACAGCCGTATCTGCTATATTGCGGGAGACGACGACCAAGCTATCTTCCGTTATGCGGGGGCCGATGTTAAATATTTCATCGAACTTGAAGGCAATGTCACTTTATTAGATAAATCTTACCGTATTCCTAGTCAGCATCACGAACTAAGCAGGCGCGTGATTAATCGTGTGGTGGGGCGTCGGGAGAAAGTGTTCAGGCCCCGCGAAGAAGGAGGAGAGATCTTCTGGCACCGCCATTCAGAGGAGGTAGACCTTGGTTCGGGTGATTGGTTGCTGCTTTCTAGAACAACGCGAGGGGCACAACAGATTGAGGAAGAAGTGCGCCGCCGAGGGCACCTCTACATTTATAATGGTTCTAAGAGCATAGACAGTAAGGTTCTTGAGGCTGTTAGGCTGTGGGAGCATTTGCGTGAAGGCAACCGTTTGACGGCAGAACAAGTCAGGCTGGTTTATAAGTGGATGCTTCTCAACTCCCAAGTTGCTTACGGGTTTAAAACGATGCCCAATGGACAAGACGGTGTGTTTTACAGCCTTGAAGATCTGCAGCGAGACCACGGGTTGTTACATAGTCAGCCGTGGGATGAGGGACTAGGGAAGATCACCCTGCTTGATCGTACCTATATCAAAGCCTGTTTGCGCAAAGGCGAAAGTTTGACAGCCACCCCCCGTATCCGTATATCTACTATCCATTCAGCAAAAGGGTCACAGGCGACTAACGTAATGATGCTGACGGACACGATGCGTCGACCTTATAGTATGTGGCGTAAACTAGATAACTATGA